TATCGTATTTATAAGACCTTGCCTTGCTGAAGATTCTTCGTAGTCAATATATAAATCACCAGTTTGAATACCGGTGTCGTCTTCAACATACATATCACAAGCAGTAGCAAGTGTTCCTGTGCCTATAGCAGAGCTTCCATCTGCCTTGTGAAACACCTTGCCACTTGCTACATCGGATTCAACTGCAGTAGTGTCGGTTACATCAAGCAAGGTGTTCCCTGCAAAAACGATTTTACTGTTTGACATCTAATCACCTACCCGATTGTAACTGTGTATCCACCGCTTGCATTGAGTGTTTCCGTATATGGGATTGGGTTAACAACTACTTGGTAGAGATTGTAACCGGCATCCGGAGTAACCGTCGCACCGGCTGCGGTAGGCGTAAAGGTCTTACTCTGCGTAGGCACTGTTCCGCTGTGTGTGCCGGTCGTTCCAAGTATTGTTACACCTTCGGCGATATTACTTGGGTCTGCAAGCAACGCTTGGTCTGTCGCATTTATTGAGCATCCGCCCGAACCGTCGTGAAAGCCTGCCGGTATCGTATAGGTCTGATTATACGCCGCTATCGAGCCGCTAACCGCTCCACGATTAGCCATAGAGCCGGTTACTTTCGCACCTGCTACATACGCAGTTTTTCCGCTTAGAATTTCTGAGGCATTGGCTGTGGCATCCGAAGTGTTAGCGTCATAGGTGCAAGAGCCGGTAACCTTGTCGCCCGATTTCTTATGGAATGTATAGCCGCTCAGAACCTTATCTTCTTGTGCTGTGTCGCCTGTTAAATCTATTAGTACCTCACCGGCGTAAATTATCTTATTCTTTACTGTTGGCATATCTTATCTCCTAACTTAAAATTGAAAATGTGTAACCGCCCGCATCGTTGCGAACCTCTTCCGTTGGCACTTTTTTTACAGTAATGTCTGTCTCCAACGATTTTTTCTCTGTTTCGAGGATTTGGTCTGTAATGGCAGGTATGATTTCGGTCGCACCGGTATAAGCCGGATATTTGCCGCCGACCGCAGCACGAATATCGAATACATTCGATAGTTCGACACCGTTGTTAAAGTCAACTCCAATGTTAACCTCATTATCAAATGAAACCTTAATATCCATCACAATATCTCGCCTTCTTTCAAAACATCGCTTACGCTCAAAACCGTTATCGAGGATGCTACCGCTTGACCATCAATCGCTGCTCTTACTTGGAGTTCACAATCCAAGTCATCAACAAGCGATGCGGTTTCTAACTCTGTGAGCACTGTAGAGAACCGCTGCGGATTCTGAGCATCCTGTGTAAACGATGTTTTTGTTCTATCAATCTTTATTGTCTGCCCCTGCGTTATCGTAACCCAAAACTCGGTTATGTCTGACGGTGTTACCGAGTTTGGAAAAATGATGCCGAGTTCGGGCGTTGTATATCTGCTTACATTCATTCTTTTACTCCTATACGGCGGTCATATTTACTTTATACCAACCCGTCCAATGCGGGTCATAGTTAATTCCATATCCGGAACGGACATACATCTTCGCACTTGAAAACTGAATTATAATCTGCCCAATTGTGTCGCTACTCCTCGTTACTATTAACTGTGAATACGACGACCCTGTAGGTGCGTTAACCGGCGACTCGTTAATGCGATAAAATCCGGATGTAATTACATTGTTGAGGTTGGTTCCGTTTGGCAGTTCGGATGCTTTATCCACTTTGCCGCAAATACTATTAACTAAACCCTCCATCTTATGCCGTCCTCACGAATCTGTAGCAGGTTCTGTAACGCATACGATTATCGAACGCTGCACCACCGCCTGTGTTGCCAATGCTTACCGAACCCGAGTGGTTATGATTAGTGCTCGCCCATCTTGTCGCATAACTCCGATTATCACCGGTTAAGAATAGGTTGCTACCCCACGATTCTGACTGAGCAAGACCATATCCTGCTTGATATGCTAACTGCGGAATTTCGTGCTGATGACTCATATTTGTGGTGTTGATTATCACCGATGCCGTATGAGAGTGTGAAGGCATATTTGATGCCGAAAGCGTTATGCTCGCGTGCCCGCCGGTTTTGTTCGCAGCATTATAATCTGCATTAGATGGGTCAACACCAACTGCTACCTCTCCTGCTCCCCACGCCACCCAAGTTCCACCGAGATAGGTTGACGGATTTACGTTCACTGTTGTTTCGATAATCGTTCCTACCGGCAGCATTTTTCCTGCTACCGTTCCGAACACTCTGTCGCTTAGTGTTACCGCACCAATTTGTGATACAATACCGGTAATCTGCGACGCAGATATGCCGACTATTGCTATGGCAACTTGATAGATGTTACCGGAATTATTAATCGTTTCCTGCGTAAGTGCGGGAAAGTTCTGGTCAGCACGATAATCCGCAGTCAAATACATTGGCGTTGTTTCGTCGAGTTTGATGTTTAAGATAACCCGCCCGTAACCGGTTGCCACTTGAGGGGATAATGTATAGGTGAGAGTGTTATCATTACCTATCATTCGACCGCCTGCAAGTAACTGCCCTGCTTGCATCGTTATGGATGTCGTGTTTGTTGTAAGTTCGCATCCCCACAACACACCATCCGAAAAAAGCGACTGATAAAAACCGCCATCAGCCTTCGCAGTGACATTTGCTCCTTCGAAGGTTCTTGCTACTAATGCCATTTCAAATCCTTTCCAAGAACGGAAATTGCACCTGTAATTCGCCGGATTTATACTCAGCGAGTTCCGTTCCTTTTGTTTTTGTTACTGTTGAAATATACGATGTATAAATCTTATTGTTGACCCTTATCTTTATGTGGTCATACAATTCGTACGCCCCCTTCGGAGCGGTAAAAACTATGCTGTGCGAATACGTGTTCGCTGCAAATTGGTCAGCAACCGACATTGCGACATCCACAGCCTTATCCACATTCAGCGTTATCCAATCACCATTGATTCTATTAGCCATATCCACCTCACGTAATCTGACATACAACCTGCGGCAGCGTCATAACTGCGAGTGCCGAAGAATAAATGCGGATAAAATTTTCATAGGATTCTGCAAGCGGCGAAACGAACTGTGAGTATGCACTTGAAACATCAAGAGTGACAGTGACAACGTGGTTCGCTGTTACGCCTCGTAGATATATGTCGCATTTGTACGGATAATCCGCATAGGTCGATGATGCACTCCAATTTGCAGCCGTCACATTAGTGAAAACTAAGTCTTGATGCTGTAGTGCCCATAATGGACCGGCTGCCGGAGAGTCGCTTGTAATCGACCCGTCATCCCAGTAGTACCAATTCTGCTGCTGAGTCGTTTCTTTGCAATAGGTCGTAATCTTACCGACTTGCTTCTCGGAGAAATCCTCGCTCGAAACCTTAATCAGCGGATTCGATGTGTCTATGTTCTTAACCGCGTTGCCCTTATTACGGATTGTGATATTCAGCGTTGTACGTGTCGGCGAAAAATCCAAAACGATATTGTGTAATCGCCTTAACTTTGACGCATATGACGCCACCGTAAAAACATTCTTATCCACATCCGGACCTGCCGCTGTTGAGGTATGCGTAGCAGCCGTTATATTCAAATATGGAAAAGAATAATTGCTGTCACTACAATTGGTATAGTTGTTATCAATCAGCGTTTTAAGATAATCCTCGCCGTAAATAAACGTGTCGCCATTATCGAAGATTTCTCTGCTAAAGAATCGTATTGCCTGCTCGCACTTTAATGATGTCTTACCCTTTTCAACAATTACGCTCGTTATTATCCCTATCCATCGTTCTTCATCCAAATACGCCCAATCGCCTTCGGACGGCAGAGCAGATGGAGTTTCTATCATAATCGATGAAACGTTGTTGTAAATACTTTCGCTGATAGAGTAATCAAGCACCTGCGATGTCGATATTGCAACAAAGTCAGATTTTCGTTTAAAGAACACTCGCATACTATATGCTCCTAAAATAACTGTACACTCTTAGCACCGCAGTCATTCCGGATAACGATTCTGCCGTGATGCTGAAATGCACCTGCTTGTTGTTCGGCAATTTAAAGAATGCGGGCAGCGTTCCAAGACCAATGTTATTGGTTATGGCGGTCGCAACCCCTGCAGTAAAAATATACGCTCCGGCGTTTATTTCGTATTGATATTGCCCCGCATTAAGCACAATTTCCTTCGGCACTGTAGAAAACGCTAAGTAAGAACCCGCCGAGACCTCTGCACTTGATAAATCAACTTGTCCAATGTTCTCGCCGTTAACGGATGCTGTAATAACCACTTCGTTAATCGGTGCGTTTATTACAATAGCCCAATCGGACGGCATTTGTGCAACCGATGTAATATCAATTTCGCCATTGACGCTTTCCTGCGTGTAATTGAAATCATAAGAGTATGTATACGCTTTCGCATCATCAATAGCAGCACCGGAAACGTTATAGATTCTTTCTGTTCGTAGAAATAGCGGCGTTGTTGGCATAAGCGAAATGTCGCAGGTAAGAACGCCCGCAAGGTCTAACTCGCCCTTTCCGATGGACGTAATGTTCACTCGCTGTCGATATTGAACCTCTCTTGGCTGATATACAAGTGTAAGATTATCCGCTTCCATCAGCCAATCCATCATTTCCTTATAGTGCTCATAGGCATCCGGCGGCGAAAAAATCAACTGTGCGTTCTTTGATACTTGTGCTATTTCGTTCTTTGTTTCATAGAAGAACCCCTGCGATTCCTTGTACTCGATTAAGTTCGAAAGACCAAAGCCCGTTGGCTGATAAAGAAACACGCCATTGCCCTGCAGTGCCCTCATATCACCATCGGCTCGTTCAAACCAAAACTGTCTCATAAACGACCACCTGCACTAAGTGCCATTTCCCTTCCGATGATTCTTGTTATCATCATCGCTTTGTTCTTAATATCGCCCTCGCTTAACTCCTGTGATACCTCTATCGGTACATTAACTGTTATGTTCGTTTCCTTGCTGCTGTTCCCGTAGTTTGGTATTGGTGTCTGTACGTTGACGAAGGCATTGCTTATGGACTTATTAATGTATGTCTCCAAATCTTCCGCTGCACCAACAAATTCCGGTCGCTTTTCTGCAACCACCGCTAAATGCGGCTGCGTAAAATAACCACCGGTGTCGTGTGCTGATACCGTGATGCCTAATCCGCTGCCATAAGACTTGGTGCTGAATTTGAACTGTTGCGTGCCAAACTTTGACCGCATCCCCCGAACCAATTCATCAATCTTTGCGTACACATCGCCTTCCATATCATCATACGCATCGATAATACTCTGCATCGTATCCCGTGCATATTCGCTCGTAAGGCTACCCAAATTAAGACCTTCAAGTTCCGTGCCATAAGTATCAATAAATTCTGCTAACTTGTCTGTAACTCCAAGTTCCTCATCTGCAAGGTTTGCAGCCGTGTTGCTGAACTCTGATTCTAATTCCGCATAAGCCTCAAGGAATGCCGGTATAGCATCCGGATTCTTTGCCAGTTCATCGGCAAGCCCCATAAGGTCTTCGGTTGACATATTCATCTGCCGACCTATCGCAGCCAAATCGTCCACGCCATACTGTTTCAGTATCTGCAGGTTAGACCGGTAATTCTTCATCGCTTCTACGGACGATGTCATTGCTGTCGTAACCTTGTTAAGGTCTACCGGCGTAGCAGATAGCCCTTCCTGCCAGTCATACTCTGCCCATAGGTTTTCGTATATTTCGGAACGAAGTTCTTCGTATGTTGCAATCAGTTCTGCAATGTTTGTTTTGAGCGTTTCGTTGATATTGATGTAACTCTCCGCATTTGCCTGCTGCTCGCCGCTTAATTCTGTCAGACCGGTCTTTGCTTCTATCTCCGCCCGTGTCTGCTCGTCAAGCAATGCTGTGTATGTTTCAACGTCGCTTTCGCCCTGTTCGTACGCAGCGGAAGCCTCCGCCATTATCTCGTTATGTGCTCCTACGGAGTTGATATATGTCCTTGTCTCCTCATCAAGAGCAGCATAAGCAATGCCAAGTTCGATACTGCTCGCCGTGCCCTCTTTGTATCGCTCCGACAACGCAATCATTGCATCCGCAGCGGCTTGCTGTGCCGGAGTAAGTGCATCATACTCTCTTTGCAATTGAATGGTCGCTTCACGCTCAAGAGCCTCTGCTTCCGCCATTGCCTTATAGGCACTCTCAATTGCCTCAGTCGCAGCCGTTGCCTTTGCTTCTTCCTTTGCTGTCCGGATTAACTGTTTCTGCTGAGCCGTTAAGCCCTTGCTAACATCATCGATGGATAAGTCGAGCCCCTCATACATTCCGTTTAACTCATCGACCGCACTTTCGAGCAACCAAGTTTCTTGCTGTGTCCGGTTCTGCTTTGAGCCGAGTGCTTCAATTCGACCTATGAGCACTTCGGTATAGTTTGCGTTCTTCTCCATCGCAGATTGAGCGGACTCCATTGCATCGGCGTACGCTGCCTGTGTCTCTTTGAGCGAATCCGCTTTCTCGTTGAGTGCTTCCATTTCGTCGGTCGCTCTCGATGCCTGCGAACAGAATGTAATTAATGCAGTCGTTGCTCCGACAATTGCAACCGCAAGCAAGACGTAAGGGTTAGCCATTACTGCTGCATTTAAGCCCTGCTGCACAATCGTTGCTACCTTGTCGATTATTATCTTTCCGGATATTGCCCCAATGTAGGCAACAAGAGCAGCAGTAACGGTTGCCAACACCGGACCAAGCCACTCATTCTTCTCTGCAAAGTCGTTGAATCCATCTATAACCTGTGTCAATACATCCAAGACATTATTAAACGCCGGTGCTAATTGGTCGCCAATCGTAGTCTTTAGGTTAGCGACCTTATTATTCAGCAATTGCATTTTTGATTCCGTTGTTTGGAATCGGGTAGCAGCCTCTTTGTTGAGTGCGATGTTCTCTTCCCACGCTGCATTTCCTTTGGTGATTGCTTTAGCGAGCAGCCCGTCCGCATTAGCAAGTGATTGCACAAGACGCTGCTGCCGGATTTCCACAATGCCCAAATCTTTCAGCGTTGCTATCATCGATGTTCCTTCATCGCTCGTGCGTTTCATTCCGGTAATGAACATATTGATAGCATTGGTTGCATTATCGCCCCAAGCGGTTTTGAACTCATCTGCCGAAACACCGGCAACTGTCGCCCACTTATCAAGGTCTTCGCCGGTTTCAACCGCTGTTTGAATCTTGGCTATTAACTGTGCCCAACTTGTCGACCCTGCTGCGGCTTCGATACCAACCGACGACGCCGCTGTTGCGAGTGCAAGGATTTCCGGCTCTGCGATGCCTGCGTTTGTTGCAGCCGCTGCCATACCCTGTGCCATTTCTGTTATCGCTGATTCTGATGTCGCAAAGTTGTTACCCAAGTCAACGATTGTGGAACCAAGATTTGAGTATTGGTCTGTTGGCATACTTGTTATGTTTGCGAACTGTGCCAACATTGTAGCAGCCGTTTCGCTCGTCATATTAGTAGCCGTTCCCAACTTAGCCATTACATCCGTAAATGCGAGCAGGTTCTCACTGCCGCTGATACCCAACTGCCCTGCCACTTCTGAAATACCGGCTAACTCCGTTGTGGTAAGCGGGATTTCTTCCGCCATTGATTTGATTGCTTCGCCGTAAGCGGTTAGTTCCTGTGCAGAGAAATCCGTTGTCTTTGCGACCCCTGCCATTGCGGATTCAAATTCTATACTCGCCTTGACAGCATCCTTAATCTGCGAAACTAACCATTCAATTGCTTTCTGTGCACCAATAGCCGTGAGTATTGTTTGTATGTCGCTGAGGCTACCGGCTGCTTCGGATGCTCCTTCGTCGGTTGCTTCGAGGTCGCTCTTGACTCGATTTAGTGCGTTCTCTAACTCCTGCAGGTCAGCACCTATTTTAACTTTTAATTCGCCTACTGTATTACTCATACTTCGTCAATAAAATAATTTGTTCGTTTCTTGCCCTTCGTCACCGCCTTGAGATAATCATCAAGACATATACTCAAGAACGACGACAGCGGCATCCCTTTTTCAATCATTAAATGCCAACCGAAGTTATAAATCTCGCTCACTTGGTCTTCAAGACTTCTTTGAACCGATTTATCGTTGTCTTCAGCGGCATACCGGTAAAAACCTCTGTGATGTTGCTTTCTATTTTCTTATAGAGATTCAACACTTCTTTGAGGCTGTATCTTTCTTCAATCTTATCTGCTCCTACGCCGAACCACTCCGATACGAGATTAACCGCCCCTAAGAACGCATCTTTGTTAGCAAGAAAATTCTCGCCCTTGTACTGTTCCGTGTATTCAAGCAGGTTTGTGTAATCCTTAATTGTTGCGTCTTTTTTTCTGATGATGACGCCATCAATTTCTACCGACAAGTCGTACATCTTATTTCCCCGCTTTCTTGGGTTCTTTCTTTTCTATCTTCTTCGGTTCTTTCGTTGCATTCGTAACCATTTTTTAATCTCCTTAATGCAAAAATAAGAGAGTGCTATTTCGCACTCTCTTTCTTTGATTCTTTTTTCGCTTTGGTATCTGTGACCTTCCAACCCTGTCGTTCAAACTCGTCTTTGACATCAGCAAAGTCGGTCATACACTTTATACCATCACGCTCCATAAGCCACCGCATTATGACTTAGCAGCAGCGGTCGCAAGATTAGAATATCCTGCCTTAACACCGCCGATAACCGCAAGACGGCAAATATATGTTGCACCGGCTGTAAGACCCGTACAAGTATAAGATGCTGCGGAAGCGGGGGTCTGCACTTCGGTGAGGTCTGTCCACTGAGACCCGTTCTGTGATACCTGCGGAATAATCTTTGTAGCGTCCGAAACCGCCGTCCAAGTAAGCGTGATTGTTCCGCTGACTGATGCACCGGTAGCAGCAGCAAGATTGTTAACGGGATTGGTTGCGTTGCCCACTGAATAGTTCGGGGAACTAAACCATCCGTTGACCGTGCTTGATAACTCGGCAATAGTCTTTGTGCAGCCTTCAGCATCACTATCGAGCAGATGCCTCTTTGCTCCGTCCGAAATACGATTCATTACATTCATTGTAAGAGCCGTCGCATTGTACGTAATGCCGTTGCCGCCCTTTGTAGTGAAAGATTCTTCACCCTTTGCGAACTTACCCTTATAAATCGTAACGAACTGATATTCGCCATTAGACTTCTGTGCTCTGAACATAATGGCAACTTCCGGAGCATTATCGCCTCTGCCTTCAGTTATCTCGCCATATGCGTTGATTGTAAGACCAAGCAGTGCAGCACGATTAGCCGGTGTAAGGTTTGCAAGTTCGATGGATAACTGAATGTTGCCATCTGCTGAATAGACATCATAAGTGCCGTCATCAGCATCGTATGTCTGCGTCTGCGTATTAGGATTATAACCGATTGAGTTAACCCCCTGCAGCCATACGGGTGTGTCGTATGTTGTTCCATTTGCAGCGTCGGATAAGACCTTAGCATAGTAAAGCATATCAACGCCTATTTTAGGTACAGGCTTTCCCATTTATTTTCTCCTTATTACATTAAAATTAAACGAGAACTCGAGGCTCCCGTTTTCATTCTTTCCGAGCGGCATAATACCGCTTGTTACGGGAGTGATTCGCAAATAATCATTCCCATTGATTGTTACCCCTTGCGGTAACAGTCCGTCTTCGTAACCGACCTGCATCAGCGTATCGATTACTCGATTGAATGCAGCATAATTTTCTGCTAATGTTGCAGATGATGTTCGCAGCCATAACTGCAATGAAGGCGTTTCCGTTCCTGCCTGCTGATTAACCGGCAAGCCGGTGTACTCATAGATAGTAATGCAATCTTCCGGAGATTCCGGTCGGTTCAATTCATAGACCGGTAACCCAACAGCGGGAGTAATCGCATCTATATAGTCTTTAATGTCATCTAACCACATAATTACTCCATTCCGATTTTAACTCTGTCGCTTGTGTCGCTATTGCATCCCTCGGAGATAGCAAGGCTAATCCAAAACTCGTAAATCCCAATCCGCTCGTTCATTGGCTTCTCGAGAAACTTGGCGTTTGTACCCATAAGATGGTTCAGCGATAAATCTTCGTGCTGCCTGAGTGCGTAATAATACTCGCTGTAGCACGGTGCAGACGCATCGTAGTACACTTCGTATTCAAACGCCTTCGAATGATTCACTTTGCAACTGTGCCGCATTGCCGATGTGTCTATCGGTGCTTGCATTACAGATTTGTTCTGCAAGTCAAACGCACAATCCCGTAGAGCATCTTGGACTTCTTGTGCTATCTTCAAGAGTTTATCGTCGTTCCAATGAATCATAGATAACACTCCCATCCGATAACTCTGCCGGAGCGGGTAACCATAGACGATACGCTGATGACTTCCTCGCCATCAATCTTATCAAGCGGCTTAACCTGCTGCAGCGTAATCACAGTTACATTTGAAATAACTTCATCGCCATTGTTTTTACGTACCAGTTTGGTCGCATATTCTTTTCTGCATTTGATTTCGCGACTCCGCTTATAATTTGCATTACCGTACCGGTCAACGCCGTTAGCCGCTAAATATACGCATTTTTGATTAAGATAGTTAGAGAACATCAAAACCACCTTCTGCGAACTGTCGCAATAACGCTTTCGCCTTCTTGTTAACAATTTCTGTTTCTATGCTGCCCTGTGCATAGTCCTTGTAAGTCTCGCTGAGATGCCCTATTGAATAGGACTTAACCGGTCCATTGACCGCCTCATATTCTTCGGTGCTTTCGGTAGGAGCGATTATTTCAAATGCTTCTTCCGCTTGTGCCCATTGAACCTGCTTTGGAACTGCTTTAATTTCTGGATAAAGAAATTCATCCGTCGTATAGAGCGTCCGATAAATCATACGGGAGTTATCACCAAAGTATCTCGGAAACGGCAGCGGCTGCGAGGCTTTCCACGCTATGCCACGATAGAGAACACCGCTGATATGTATGCACGCATTGCGAAGAGCGACCTCTCGGTCGCTCTCGGTAACATTATCCCAAACCGCCCTGCGTGTGTCGGTAGACAGATAATGGCTATGTATATAATCAGTCGCTTCCGCAACTGTTATATATGTATCTAAACCTACCGTTATCATAGGTCACCTTATGATGCAGGGGTAAGCACTAACTGTGCGATTGTGAAAATCTTCTTGACCGTTACGCCGTTAAGTGTAGATGTGAAGACGATTCTCTCCTGCGGGTTTGTAAGGCGGAGTACCACAAGACCATCGGAATCAAGTGTTACAACTCTGCTCGGATGGGTAGGATTATCGGGTAACTGGCACTTGATTGTAGCACCGGTATCGCTTGTTGCGTGGAGTGCAAGGTAGTTACCACTCTGCTCTGATACTTCACCGCTGAATCCGGTATAACCGGTCACATACTTAGAAACACCGCTGATTGTGTTCTGGTCAATCACAACGCCGCTCTGCAGGTCTGTTACATACTTGCCGAGCAAAGATGTTGTCGTTGCAATATCGACATCAAGAGCAAGTGTTGCACCGGCGTATGAATAGATAAGGTCGGGCATAACTGCTTTTGTGCCGTAATCATAGAACAGTTCAAGAGACCAACGATTAGTGAGCGGGATTTCTCTCGCCGTATATACATCGGATGAAACCGGCTGTGCAACCGCTCCATCAACCATAGCGATGCAGGAAACCCCTTCAGGCAGGTATACCGTTGACTTTGTTCTCACGCCGTGAAAAGCGAAAACATCCTGCTGTGAAGATGTAACATCAGTAGAATAGATGTTATCCAACTTGTTGCGGATTTTACCGTAGAAGTTAGGAGAGCATACGAGTGAAATCATATCTCTCGGAACGCCATCTACAAAATCGTTCTTGGTTGTTTCGACTTTCTGAATCAGTGCTTCAAGGATTTCCTCGATGTCTGTTTCGGTTGTAGTGAACGCTGTTGCGGCTGTATATGCACACTGAAAGAATGCTCTTTCGAGTTCTCTTGCCATTGTCTGTGCGTGATTCCTTGTCCTACGGCTGATGATTTCCGGCACGCCAAGTCTCTTAGCATCGTACTTTTCAAGAGGCTCGATGATTTCACGATGGATATCAATCGGTACGTTTACCGGCTTAATCTTAATCGCAGAACCAAGTCCGTTAGCAGCAGCCGTTCCGTAGATTGCTGATTCGCTGTTAGCAAAACGCTTTGCTTCAACTGAACCTGCGTCTATATCTCCGGATAAGTCTTTGTTCTTGATTTCCGTAGAAATCATTCTTCCTTCTACATTTTCAATTACCGCAGCATATCTCTGTGCGAGTAACGCTTTGCCGCTCTCGGTGTTAAGCAACTCGAGAGCATAAATTCTTCCACCATTGATTTCTGGCATTTTTTATTCTCCTTTGTTTAAAAATGACGTTTAACTTCAAACACTTTGTCGTTAGCGTCTTTTGCGGGATTACTACCCTCTTCCGGCGGTGCAGCCGTTATCTTCCAACTCGGATTAGCGGCAACTACCTTGTCTATCATTTCTTCTATCGTATCTCCGTCTCCGGCTTTGGCTGTAGCAAGTATAACAGCATCTTCAAGATGGTCCGGTTTTACACCGGCAGACATCGCATAAGTTTTTGCTGCCGTTATTGCTTCCCTCTTGGCGATAGCCTCTTCCTTCTTGTTCAACTCGGCTTCCTTGTCTGCAATACGCTGACCTTCTGTCTTCTGCTCTTCCTGCCATTTCTTGAAAGCACTTACCTCTTCCTTACTTGGCATTCCCTTCAGTTTTTTAGCCACAATTGCATCGGCTATCCTCTGTGCCTTTGCCTCGACATCAATTTCTCCCGTTTTCTGCCCGTCGGCGTTCCCTGCAGATTCGTTTTCGGCGGGATTGTTCTCTGCACCGCTACCGGTGCTTCCGCCATCTTCGTCCATCATTGGGAATAAGTCTTTGAACATATAATTCACCCGTTTAAAGCCCGTCGGCTATAGATTCCCGCTTTTAGGTTTGCGTTAAACCATTAAAAAAGCACTCTTGCGAGTGCCTTAATATAAAACATCCGTCGGATAGGGATATTCCGTTGACCATTCCTCTAAGAACAAATTCCTTTTCTGCTCTTTGCAGCGTGCTATCCTATCAAACGTTTTTTCTTCGGTCTCTTCCGGTGGTTCGTAATATTCCGTGCCGTTATGAATTATACAGAATCCATCAAAACCCTGACCGAATCCATCTCTCGGATATAGTCTGTGATATAATCTCATAGCATTATCTGTCATTTTGTCAACTCCGTTAGTTTCTTTTCAAACATTTCAGTACTCTTAGGCAGCCATTTTTTAAACGCAGCCCTTGTACCATTGTCGAACTGTGCCTCAAACATCTCGGCGAACGCTTCCTTCGCAACGCCCGTGTTCTTCCAACTATCAGCATAGTAACTCTTACTATGACCCCAGCAGGTGGAAAACAAGCCTCTTGGATAGTAGCCGGTTTTAGCCGCCCCTCCAAAAAGGTCTTGCACCCCAATCGTGTCCTTGCCGCCGCTATACAGTTCAGCACCAATCAGCCGCCTTGCATCAATTATATGGTCTAATCCTTTTTCCTTCTTGACTAACCGCTCGTGTGCTTTTACTTCATCAATTATCTGCTTCTGAAACGCCTTTCCCCAGTCGGTCGGTGCATACTCACTACCTATAGCATCATTAAATTGGTCTATATAATGCCCGTGTTCGTGATACCAAGTTTCTCCGAGACGCATTGGGTTCAGATGGTCATCGTTAAAATTAAGATGCACGGTCGAGTTAGTACCATTTACGGTACACCACGCTCTATTGCCGGATGTATCACTTTCAACGCAGACGCCGCCCTCTGATGGAATAAATTTCCGGTAAGCCAACTTGCCGATTTCCGTGCCGGAATTATACTTTGCATTAAGCAATTTCTCGTACTCTCCATCCGGTTTGATGGACGCATCTCTTTTCTTTATATCGGTCACCATTGCAGAATACTTTTTCTGCTCGGTCTTAGGCTTTACTATCTTAGATTTAACGGGTCTTGGCACAGCCGGTAGCCCCTTACCGACATCACGATACATCTGCTGAAGTCGTTCCCAAGCCTCACCACCGGCTAACTTAATCCGGCGAAACGCTGCGAAGGTCTTTGGTGCTTTATCACCGAGCCGAGCCTTGTAGCGTTCATATTGGTCACGGTCTGCATTAAGCCGCTGTATCCTCTGCTGTCTTGCTCTATAGTAAGAAAGACTTTTTTTTGCGTATTCGATATCCTTCTGTGACCAGTCTCTGCCGAATAGTTCGAAAGACCGGTTACTGAACCGCAACATTTCGTTGCGATAACTTAACTCCTGCAGGTCTTCCACATAAATCAATAACTGATGCCTGCAGTTTGGGTGCAGATTCTGAAACGCATCACTCCACGGCGTATCGTACAAGTAGGGAAACCTGCTGTCGTTTCCGCTCTGCGTATAAACACGACCCTCATACGGGATGCAGATAGGGCAAGCACCAAAGTGTAACGATATCTGCACTAAATCATAACCGTTCGTAGATGCGTATGCAAGCGTAGTCGAATTAAGAATGTCGTTCTCAATTCCGTTAATCGCAGTGTTCCCATATGCGGAGAGCATAAGGTTGAGCAATGTTCCATTGGAGTATGCCTGCCCGCAAGCAATGCCGTTCGCAATGCTCATTGAAAGTTTCTCTTGAGCAGCCCTTGCGTCTTCAACATCCTGCACCGCCTCATCTATCAACTGCTGCATATTTGCTTCGGCTTCATTTACCGCTGTAAGCAGATACACCTCGCAATTAACTTGAGCGTTAGTGATTACCAAGTCACCGGCGGCGTCTTTTAAATCCGGTACATCGACGCCTGCGTCTTCGTACTGTTGGATTAAGTTATTAGCAACCTCATCAACCTTCTCATAAAACATATCCTCAATGGTCTCTGTTTTATAAGCGGATATTTTCGCTTTTAAACCGTTTAGGGTTTTTGTTGATAATTTGGTTATCCGGTTCTTATAAGCAAGTAAGGAATTATATTTCGGCGTTTCTGCAGCATAATTCTGTATTTCCTGCTCCGCTTCTGCGAATGCCCTTTTTAATTCCTCGCTTGTTATCATATCTGCGTTTCAATACTTGCTAATTCAAGTTCCGCTCCTTCATCGGATAATTCGTTGAAAATCTTAACCGCCTGCAACTGTGACATAAACGGCTTACCACCGGTAGCCTTCATAAGCACCTCTGCTTCATCAAACCAATCGTTCGGAAGCCCATCGTTCCAAGTAACCGCAATATCATCCAGAGATACTCGATTGCCCTTCACGGCGTTTATCAATGCTATTATCGTCTTAACAGCATTAGTGTTAACACCGGCTAATCTCCTTGCCTTGATGAGCGGAGATGTCATACGCAACCTTAGTGCTCTGCCGGAGTTAACTTCGCCTTGACCTGCCCCCTCAAGGAATGCAGCACCCATTTCAGACAGCGTATATAACTGATTCGTTAACCACTCTATTTCCCACTTAACCGCATCAAGGTTTCCGTCCCACGTAATGTACTGCGGCACAGGAGTATCCTTCGAATCTACCGCAAAAAAATTACCCGTTGAAAGGAATGTTCTTCCGGTAATCTCATCCTTCTGCAGCATCGAGCGAGGTCCTGCCATTGATGGAGCGGCGTGCTTGTCAAGAATCCGCTCTGCACAATAGATTCGCCATAGTAGTTCTTCGAGCGTTTTGTCGATAATCGCATAATCCGATGTTCCGTACAGTTTGTCGGATGTCGTAGTGTTGCTTAACACCTGCACAGCAAAGTCATCAAGACCGGTCTGCACAACTTGGCTGCTAATCATATTCCCGAACTCGTTTTCTTTCGTATCCCGATTCTCAACCGCTTCGTATACCCTGCGTTCATACTTGCCAATATCGTGGATTTCGACGTAAATTTCCTTCTCCACTTGAAAGGCAAGTACGTGCTGTACAATATGCTTCTTGTCGAACAAATCTACAATAGGGTACCAATATGCCACCGGTACGGCTGAAATCCTATCCTGCAATACCTTTACGATTGCATTTCCATACCGGCTGACATCTATCATCGCTTCGTACAGAACGGAATCAAACGACATTTTATCCATTGCGTACTTAATAGTGTCGGTCATATCACCGCAGTCAACTTCTACCGGTTCGCCACAAACAAAATCCGCAGTCTTCTTAGCAAGTAACTGCGGATAGTTAATAACCGTATCAACGTTCACGTCCTTTAATTTGAGATAATTCGCTCGGTTTGCATATTCCGCTCCGTACACTTTATCGTACTCACTATTGAACATCTGCTTATAACGCTTATATCTCTTTAATCGCTTTTCTTCCTGCTTCGGTGGGAAAGCGTTCCCTCGTGTCATCCAATTTAAATCGGTCAGCATTTTTACTCCTTACATATACACATCAACAACCTGCACTCCATACGGCTTTCGTACCGCTTCGATGCCATACCGCAATGCCGCCATCGCATCGTCCATAAATGGTACGGGCTCATCGAGCCAAATATCCAACCTATCGTCGTGCTTCCAACTCCACTGCAGAATTTCCTTCTTCGTCTGTGAACAACTCGGGTCTATATAAATACGACGCCCAACAAGGTAATCTATTTGAGCCTTGATGCTGTTCTGCTCTTTGCTCACCGGATGAGCATTGAATCCGGATTGCTGCCAAGTTTTAATTCTGTCCGGTTCTGCGGAATCACAGTACATCAGTATATCCTTCGGCATCTCGCATTGCTCTATAATCTCTCCGGTGTCAAGCCCTCGATTGACCTGCTCCTTCAGCACATAAATGTTTCCATCCTTAAAACCGAGCAGCAACAGCACGTTGCAGTGATTAAAACCAAAGTCCTGCCCGATGTAGACGCAATCGTAATGCCGTAGGTCTTGGTCGGCTTCTCTTTCTTCCCAATTCGTAAGAATGAGCCCGCCTATTCCAATTTCCTCACCAAGATACGCCCATCTGTACTGTAAGTCGTTGTTTTTCTTTAATAGTTCGGCATCTTCGATAAACTGCTCGCCGAGCCACGCAGCCGGTAAATCGAGATAAGTGCTGTGATGAACAACCTTGTTCGGTTTCGTTATCTTGCACTCTACATTAACCCAATTGCTTACATTCTTTGGCGGGTTGTAAGTGTAGAAGACATTAGCGTGTCCTTGCCCTCTTATCAAAGACCGGAGAATCGTATCGATATCTTCCATTCCTTTGAACTCAGTCACTTCTTCGAACCAAATATAACGAAAGTATCCGGATGCCAACTTAACACCCTTTGACTTTTCAGCATCATCGTTACCACGAAACATAATCTGCTGCTTTGTCCGCTTGTTTATGAACTTATATGGGCTCTTCTGCAGTTTCCACTCATAGTTCAATCCAAGTAAGTTAATCGCCCATAAGATTTGCGTTACAACGGAATCTGCAAGTGTATTCCCTACCTGCCGGTATACTATTGCATTGGCATCGGCATCCTCTTCGAGACCCTTAACAATTTCGATAGACACGAACGAACTCTTTGCCGAAGACCTTCCGCCCTTGAGCCAATAGTGTGTATATTCGTCTCTCTTAACGCTATGATGCAATCCGTAGAACGCCGGACCAATACACTCACTTAACTTAATCATTGGGTATATCGTCTATAATCGTTGGCGGCTCTAAGATTTCATACTGCTCTGCAGGTTTCTCTCCTGCCGTATCTCGCAGGAACTCCATCGCTTTGATGTCGCCTTTGAGTGCCTTATTCAATGCAGCAACTATCATAGCCGCCTGATTATTGTTGTCTTCGAAACCCAACTGCCTTAGAACATCTTTGGTTTTTTCGCTTGCGACTTCCAATGCGAGAGCCTGCTGAATCGCTTCCCTCATTAACTTTTTCTCACGGCGAGCCTTGCCGGACGCAATCCCGCCCTTCCTGCCATTCGCTCGTGCTTCACTCGGTGTTGGCATTCTTAAATTTTCATCATTCATTCGCTAATAGTGTCCTATCTACTGTTCTGCGTGTAAGCAGGTAAAAGAACGGAGTATCAAGTGCTGCGTATATCAGTTTGATAATGTACTGACTCAAAATCATCCACGGCAGGTTTTCAACAACTCCGGTGAACGCAATCGTTATGAAGATTGCCGTATCAATTGCCTGCGATGTCATTGTACTTCCGTTGTTCCATAACCAACGCCCGCCTTTGGTTGTTCCGTGCTTCTTAATGTACGCATCTCTAATCTTGTGGAATATCCATACGTCCCACGTCTGCGAGCAGAAGTATGCGACCATACTGCCAAGTACGAATCTCCAACTTGAACCAAGAACCGCTACGAACGATTCCTGCATATCCGCCATATAATCTACCGGTGGTAATGCTATTGCGATTACTGTCATTGCAAGAACTATCCCTTGACACAACAATCCAATCCAGACGGTTCTGTTGGCTTCTTCCTTGCCCCAAATCTCTCCGATTACATCCGTCATCAGAAAGGTAAGCGGATAGGCAACAATCGCTGCCGGTACTGTAAGACCAAGAATTGTTACCACCTTGCTGCTGACCACGTTTGAGATAATTAAGCAAGCAACAAAGATGCAGTTCAACACGATAAGATTCGTTACTGTTTTTTTCATTCATTTTTTCTCCTTAGTTTTTTTTGCGAGGTTTAGGTTACTCGCTATTCTATCCGGTTATATTTCCACCCACACCGACTTTCCAAGTTGAGTGTTCCTAACCGTCAATGCATATGGTTTGAGCCCTTCGTTCAAGAACCTGTATAGCCGGTACGCACTCTCTTCGGTTGAATATTCTTTCCCGTTAATATGTTCCATTACCCAATCCTTCAATAAGTAGTGGTCAAAGATTGTCTCCGAAAAAACCACGTCGACTTCCAATTTGTTATTGCACCAATCCAAGCCGAGCGGACAGTAAGTCCAGTATGGAGTGCTCTCCCAATGTGTTCTTTTTATCCCGTATTTGTTCTGTATAAAAATTTCTTTATTTGTCTCTTCCATTCTATCTGCCTTGCTTCTTTATAAATGAGTCTCCGCCCATTTTGAAAACCTGCACCATTCAACATAGTTATGCCGGACACTTTCGTATGAAAAACGCAGGCGGCGTTTCCGCGAAGAACGTTCAAGCCGGAAGTTTTCGCCTTCGAAATTGTACAATATACCGTATTGAGGTGCAGCGAGCCACGAAGAACTATCCACGCTATCAAAATGACAATATTTAAGTCTTGGGATTGAAGTGAAGCCCAACCCGTGAATCTTAGTCCCATATGAGTGTGCGGTATCGATAAACCACGGGAGTAATTCATAACGACCCCATCGATTGCCATCAATTCCGCCCATAGCCACGTATGGGTAGTCTTTGCACATTTCGATGAAATCCTGCTTCCCCCTGCCGGAATGCCAAACCGGAATGCAAGGTCGTTGCACCCCTTTTTCGAGTCTTCTTCTTAACTCTCTTACCGCCTTGTATCCAATGACGCTGTCCACGTCCATTTCAAAGAACAATTCCGTGCCGGTATCATTAATACACCGGATATAATCGTCAACATAGGCATTAAAATCGCACTCTTTCTTCGCCGTGTACATATAAGTGAACGCACCGCTATCCATCATAAAACTTCCACAGAGTGGCAGCATTTCTTTGTGTTCTTCACGATAGTAATAAAACGACTGTAGTATTTTAGGGTTCGGCACTTCTTGCATTAATTGCGGTCCATACGTGTATTCAATAACCGCCGCAATATGCACATTCATAACTCAATGATTTCCCCACACTTGGGACAGGTCACTGTTTTGGGTTGAGTTTCTTTCGGTTCAACCTCGTCGAAATATTTATCAATATCAATCTCCGGCACTTTCTCTATTCCGAAGTCGCTCATATCGATTCCGGTGATTGCAACCAACTCTTCTTCCAATGCAATATAGTCCCAATTCGAAAATTCATTTACCTTGTTATCTGCGACTCGATAAGCCCTTATCTGCTCTTCGGTTAAATCGTCCGCCATAATGCAAGGTACGGTTTCCATTCCTAACTGGTACGCCGCTTTTAGCCGTGTATGACCGGTTACAATAACGTTATCCTTGTCAATTACTATCGGCACTTTGAACCCAAACTCCTTGATTGAGTTTGCGACGTAATCCACCGCATCATCGTTGAACCGTGGGTTGTTCTCGTACGGAATCAACTCGCTTACTTTCTTTTCAACAATCTCCATATCCATCTACCTTTTCTTTTTATTAAAAAAACGGACATAATACCTGCCCGTTAATTTGTGCTGTATTCTTAATTCGCCGACAACCCGATAGCCGTTGCCTTTGACATATCGTAGAACTTCCTTCACGACCTTCTCTGCCTTTATGTCTGCGTCGGCGTTGGCTATCGCTATATCGGCTGTATCATCTCTGTAATAACCCATTGTGTAATCTCCGATGATACTATTGTACACCGGAAAATACGTTCAATACTGTTGCACTTTTATTTGGATTCCATCCGGTTGAGTGTACGCTGCACCTTCTCTCTAATGTAAGATTGCAGGAGCAGGTCGTCAGTGGTAACGTACACGCGAATTTGGTTAAGAACAACAAAACAGTCTGCAAGTTCTTCGGTAACCCGCTCCTGCGGCATATTCGACAGTATCGCTTCGTTGAGTTCCCACACCTCTTCCTGCAACTTCCGCAACTGATGGCTCAACCCGTAATGGTCAATAATTTTCCTCAAATCCTCATCTGTTTTTTTGCTCATCTCTTTAACTCCTTATCGAATTCGGGGCACTGTAATATCGCCCCATCTGTGTTGACCGCCCCATCCGGTGCGACATAGTTTCTTACCCAACTACAGAGCCTTTCATTAGCCGCTTTTCTGCATCGCCAACAAATAGACTCGCTGTCTTTTTTGCGTCGACCTTTATTGTTCGGTGGCTGAATGCCAAGAACATTCCGGTCGATTCGTATCATTCTTATCGATACCTTGAACATTGCAGCAAGGTCAAGGTTCGACATTTGCGGATGCGTAACAATATAGTCCCTTCTCTGTTTAACTTCTGCGTTTGTTCCCATAACAGTAAAAAAGGAAGACCGGCGGCAAGTCTTCCGCTATCGAATAAACAATTGAGGTAAACAATGTCCTTTCGCTGCCGCCCTGCGAAACTTTATTTTTTGAACGATTCTATTATTTCGTTCTTTTCTTTCTTACTCTTGGCTCTGCCTATATCGCATATGCAATCATAACACGCAGTATACAACCTGCCATCTTTGCCTATCATCTGTATCACCGGCTTCTCCGGTACGTTATCATCGTACTCATAACCACATCTTCCACACTTTGGGTTTGCCATTCTATCGTTCTCCTTTTCGTCTGTAGGGAAGAATGCGGTCTTCCCTTTTTGTCGCTCACATTTCAATCGAGGGTATACCCCCTTCTTGATTTTTGAATTTTTTTTATTTTCCGTCCGCATCCGAAAAAACACATTCATCACAATTTCCGCAGCACACCCTGCCATCGCAATCGTCTGAATAGTTCCACCTGCTACAACTCATTCCTTCCTCCGTAAATTACAACAATCATCCTTGTTCGCATTGACGTTCATTTTCCAATACTCATAGTGCTCCGGAACATCCTCGCAGACAGAAATCTGTTTAAAGCCGTTAATCCGGTTTAGGATTTGCTTTTTTGATGCCAATGATAAATGGTCATACCCGCCATAACTCAGCGTATAAGGCGAATAATCGATGTTAAACCACCGTTTTATCCAATGATTAACTCTTAGAAACTCCACTTGGATTTTATCGCACCGGACGTTGTTGATTATGTTGAAGTCTATGAATCCGTTTATGTACGGGCTTAACCTTAACGCCACATCGAACCCTTGCTCCTGCAGTTTCTCTATCGCCTTTATTCTCTTTGATGGAGCACACGCCTTCTCGTATGTCTTAGCCCGCTCATCGTCCGTGCAAGTAACCGTAATCTGTATATGTGCAAGGTCTTTGTCCATCGCTGCGATATACCGGTCATCTGCTACCAAGTCCGATTTGGTTACTATTAGGTAACCAACATCCTTCTTGTTTAACACCTTGATAAGCCGCAGTGTGTTCTGATAGACTCGTTCAATCGGCTGAAAGCAATCCGTCATACCGCCGAGCCTTACCACGCTGCCTCTTGGCAGATTTCTAAGCACTGAGTAAATCTCTTTACGGCTCGCCACGTGCGGCTGCTCCGGATTCCATAACCCTCTGAAACTCAGCAACGACTTTGCATAACAATAAGAGCAGTCGTGTTGGCATCCTGACCCGTATGTATCAAGGCGGGTCGGATAGACACACCGGTCACCCTCGCCGCCACCAACTGTTTTTAGAATACTACTGAACTTGTGCATTTCTTCTCCGGTCACAGTACTCTTCGTAGGCTTCTCTGCCAACTTCGTCTGTGTGTTTGCAATCCCAATCCTTCATACAGTCATAATACTCCGGTGCGAACTCCTCTGCCGGATAATGCCTAAGATGTGTACACCCTTCACAACTGTTACAAGGGAAACCGTCAAAGTCATTTAACTTTCGTGCTATGTAGATTTCCGTGAATCTTTGTTCCGTTATCATAACCGTTCATCCTTTCAATTCGTTTTGCTTCTTCTACTTCTTCGTGTGATGTTAAAATGTTCGTTTTTATGTACGGGACGTTGGGCAGCCGGATTCGCTGCCCGTTCGCAAGATAGCCCCAATTTTCTTTCTCGTTTACCATACACCTGCCCCCTTAAAAAGTTCTTCGTTATAGATTGGCACATCGTCGTGAAAACAAGCGTTACTTAAATCAAAATCTAAGCCCCAGTCCGTGAATGAATCTTCATCCATATCCTGCACAGTCATCGCAAATTTGAACGACTTTGCATCGTACCATAGATAATCAAATGCTCCATCCGGTTTTCCGTCTTCGTAGATTCGATAGCCGCAGTTCCTGCCCATATCTTCATCGGCATAGCAATAGAGCATCGTAAGTTCAAATTTCTCTGCGAAAGCGTCTATCACCGGCAGCGGTGCACTCCACGCCGTATTGAACCAAATAGTGTTCGTGCCAATGCTCTCGTCGTATGCGTTCCACTTGGTTCCCCACTCTTGACAGCACCAATCATACCAAGTTGTTACGCCGTACCTCCGTAGGTTCATATAATACTGAAACCCAAGTTTTTGTTCCCACTCCGGCAATGCGTAAAATCGTTCTCTTGCCGCGTCCTTCTCCGCACCGGACGCCTCTACTACTTCTTTATATGCCTTTAAACCCTTATCTCCGGCTGAACTGCATTCAATGGATAATGCTCGTGGCATCGGTATCAACTTATTAAAATCAAACTCCAATATCTTCCCTTCTTTATGCTCTGTACGCATTCCTGCTACCGCTGTAGCAAACTTCTCTTTGTCTGGAATATAAATCCTATTAGTTACGTGGTTCGGCATTGTTCTTTCTCCTTTCATTTATAAAACCGTGTAATCATCTGTATCCGGATTCACCGCTAATCCGCCCCAAGTGCCGTGCAACTGTCCGATATCATCTACGTGCTGCACCACACCTTCTCTGCCGGTGTAATTCGGTTCGCCGTCCATATAGTTGATTTTGATTCTTTTTCCTTCTAATTCATTGTTCATTGTTCTTTCTCCTTTTCATATTGTCATTAATCCCATAGCGACCGCCTTGAAAGCCGCATAGGTAATAATCTCATCTCGGTATGCGTAATACGTTCTATCGCTTGAAATGAAGCACCTACGCTTTACCTTCTGCACCGGCTCACGCTGCATAAACGCTTTAAGAAAATCCTCATACGCTGTTGATTTATAATGCTCTACTGTCATCCTGACCACCTCTGCCCACGCCTGCAGCCTGCCGGTTTCCCTCTCTATCCGCTGCACCTTATCAAATGTTGAATCGCTGACGGACGTTCCATACACGCCCGTCTGCGATATCTCATAACTTCCGGATAGAATTATGTCGTTCTTCTTGGTTTCAATTTCCCGCCGTTCTAACTCTGCGTACCGGAAGTGCTGCTCTATCTCTTTTTTTTGTGCGAATGTTAAGACCACTCTAACGACCACTCTCCACGCTGCTTGCTCTCGTCAAGCCTTATTCTTGCATCTTCACCAAGTTCCACGCCGTTGTAAAAAATCATATCGAGGGGATTGATAGCAAGTTCAAATCCATCCCAACCAAGTTCGCCGCAATGCTTTTTTGCGATATCTGCGGCTGCCGGTACATCATTGATAATTTCATACACATCACCTTCACCTAATTCCACAGAACCCCAAGTGCCGTGCAACTGTCCGAACGGGTCTATAGATTTCACATAACCGCACCTGCCGTTATATCGCTCTAACCCTATGACATCAAGTAAATGGATATAGTCCCCAACCTTTGCCGGTGCGGATGCTAACCGCTGCGGGACTACTCTTCCGTTCTCCAATGAAAACCTATAAGCGTTCTCAAAAATGCTCATATACTTCTTCTCCTGCTCGTTTGTTAAGGATGAAAAATCTTCTCCGGATATACCTACGATAATCGCCGGACCAAACAGTATGTCAACCATATTCCCGTCTTCATCGTAAATCGGTCTGTTCGGGTCCATTCCGTTTATCTTGCCCTCATCGTTACAGATGATAGCGACTTCATCTGGAAACGGATAAAACGCTTCAATGTAGCCGCCTACTAACTTCTGCAGTGTTTCAAGCGTGTCATCAAATTCGATTTCCCTTGCTTCTGCTGCCGGTTCTAAATAAATACCTTTAATAATTCTTGACATTGTTCTCTCTCCTTTTCTGCGGGAGATAAACCGCTCCCGCTCGGCATAGTTCTATTTTTTAGTGTGTCTTATATTTCTATAAACTTCTCGTAATAAACAGTGTAGCCATACTTACCATCCGGCAACTCTGCCTCCTGCTTAACCTTCCAACCATTGTCTGTCATCTGCTCAATGTGTCTCTTGGCTTCTGCTTCTGTGGTGTAATCCATTACCTTCTGAATATATGTACTAAATAATCTTTTCATTGTTCTTTCTCCTTTATGGTGTTTGTGCAGGGGATTGACCGCCCCTGCTCCGGTGTGTTTCTTTAGAACTCGTAATCGAAGTAGTACTCCGCACGTCCAATATAAAGGTTCATCTTGATATATTTTGTCTGTTTCCCTTTTTCATTAATGACATCTCTGTTAAATTCTAAATGGCAAAAACCTATCTTTCTCTGTATATCCCAATCTTCAAAGTCTTTGATATCTTCCGCTGTCATAGTGACCACGTAGTAGAAATATTTCCCACGTTTTACAATGTCGTATACCGTACCGCTTTCGTCCGAGAACAAATCCCATTTGTTTTCGTAGTCTCTTGCGTCATCCGCTTTCTTATACCTCATTGACCGGATGGTAAAGTGCTTTTGGTCTTTCACCGCTATTACTTCGTATGGATGTCTATCCGAAAAAAGACATTCTGTAACGCCGGTTCCAACCTTGATTTCGTCTACCCCCTGTTTGTTCTCCATAACCCTGTTTGAAATGCTTCCGTAAAGTTTCATTGTTCTTTCTCCTCACTTTTGTTTACTTGGTTTTAAAATTTTTTAAAACCCTATAATTTAATTATAGTGATATTTTTACAAAAATAAAGGTTTTTTTAAAATTTTTTAATTTTTTTTTATTCTTCCGGTTTACCGGATATATAGTACTGAATCTCCGCCCCACAATTTGAACAATGACAGATGTGTATAATTCCTTCTTCGTCGTCGTACCCAAACTCATCCGCATTAAAATCTGCCTGCCACACAACAGTCCTGCATCCGCAATGAAAACACTCGTACATACTAAACCTCCCGCACTAATAATTTGTATCTTTCATATAATAATTTCTTCTTTATTTTATATGCCTCAGTTGTTAGGTATTTGCCGGTTTTACGGTCATACCCTTTCACATCCTCTACCACCACCTGCCCATCTTGCACGTAACGAAAGTCGGGCGTATATTTCAACGCCCTCATCGTTCCGCTATCTGTCTTCTGTGATGGGATTAACTCGTAGACCGGTTTGACTGTTAACTCGCAGATTGCTCCGGATTCCTGCATCAGTAATAACTCAACGTATCTGCCGCACTCTTTCTTGCTGTCGAACTTTATGCCTGCGTATTCAACCTTCGTATTACCATACTTGTTTGTAAATCTCATCGCCTTCATCATCCTTCATTTCGTTGATTTCTCTGCCTATACCTGCCGGCGTTCTCCGGCTTCTATTGCCGCCCTTCTGATTCAAGTACCCTTCGAACTTGCTCCCGAACAGTGTCTCCGGTCGAAGGTACTTCTCGAACTCCGTTCCTTGCCATTCCTCGACCTTGTTTGCAATTACTGCCTCGAAGTCCTTAACCGTGAACCCGTTGTTGAGCCTTGCTGTTATAAGCGTACGTGTTTTTTCACTTGTTGACTTATAGCAAGTACCGGCTGCTTGATTCAGAAAATCAACTATATATTTAATTTCTTCTTTATTAGTTATTAGTTCTTTGTTATTTATGTTTTTCTTGGATTCGGTTGGATTATTTTTTTCACTATTTTTTAATCCATTAAAATCGACTGGATTCTTTTCGATTTCATTCGATTTCTTTGGACGTCCGGCGTTCTTTGCATTTGCCGCATTACGTTGACACATTGCATCATATGCAGCAAATGCAGTATCCATATTCTTCCGGATATCAATGAAAGCCAACGCCGCCATCCTGCTCATCGGCAGAACTTCATCTGTGTTCGCATAGTGCAGCATCGCCTTGAATAGTTCTCCGGCTTCTTCATTAGTGAGAATCTCAATCTTTGGCTCGTAATCCAAGTACACATTAAACGCCTTTGGTTTCATACATCATTGTCCTTGCTTCCTTCCCTTAGAACGGCAGTTCTGCGTCAACCGGAATAAAACCTTCTACGCCGGTAGGTCCTTCGGGCTCTTCCTTTTTTTCCGGTGCTTGCCCAATCAGTGCAATTGAATCGATAATCACCTCATATGCAGTTCTGTTATTACCTTCCCTATCTTTGTACGGGTTCGAGCGAAACTCTCCTATAACGGAAATCCGCTGCCCTTTTACGGTGTACTTTGCTATAAGGTCTGCTGTTGCTTTAAAGGCAATGCAGGGCACGAAATCTGCGTCATAGTTTCCTTCGCTGTTTTTGAACGCCCTCTGCACCGCAAGTGTTATCCTGCACACCTGCACTCCGGATGCACTCTCTTTGAGTTCTGGGTCTCTCGTTAGGTTGCCAATCAGCATTACATTGTTTCTTGCATTCATTTTTATTCTCCTTTAATCCTATTGTGTACATAGTCAAACTCTTGTGCCGCTTTCGATAGGTGATAAATCACTCGGTCAAGAGCGTTCCTGCGGCTCTTTAATCCGGCAATGACCGGCTCTAACTGTTCACGGTCAGTCGCTAAGTAATAGCCCTTGCCGTCAAAGTGATTTGAAATCGGTTTTTCGTGCAGCCTCAGTTCTTTAATCGACGCTCGTATGGTGGCATCTTCTAATCCGGTCATCCTTGATAACGATTTCCGGCTGATAGCGTTCTCCGGACCAATTCCGAGCAGGCTCAGTATGCCTAAGTCAACCGCTGTCAGTTCTGTACGCTTGTCATTCATTGTCCTCTTCCTCCCATAAATAATTGAAACCTATCAGTTTCATAAACTCATCTCGGCTATGCGTCTGTTCGAATTTTCTTTGGCAGGTTTTTCGCAAACACATATTCAGTTCTTGATTGCCGTGAATCGACTTGTTGCTACCGGTGTGTATATCCGACCGCACCCAAATCCAAAAACCGTTATCTTCGGATATCCGCCGTAATCCGTGCCCTTGATAGATGTGGTGCTTTACTAACATCGTTGTGCATCCGGTTATGTAGCACTCTCTCTCATCTTGCAGAATTGATTTCACTTTCCCACCTCGCCATCATCTCTCCTATATCGGTCCGCACTTCTATTCCGCATTGCTTGCAGTCCTCAACCAAATAATCAATCAACCTGCCCATCTGCTTAGTATCGTAAGTGCTACTACCGAAGTACCCTCTAATGTGTAATGTTTCTCCATCCGGCATCGTGTCAACGATTTCGGTGAACCAACCAATACCTCTGTCTTCCCACACCTTCTTGAAGACTCGGTACTGCGTCTTCGTGAATGACTGATAATCAAGCACTACTCCGACCGCTTTGATTGCGGAGCGGTAAATCGCTTCTGATGTTGTTCCGCACTTCGCCGCCAACTCACCGCATAAGTGCCACATATACCGGTTCGCATCTTTGCTACGTTTTGCGTGATACTTCTCAACCTTTAAATCAAGTTCCATATCGGTTTTATCGCTAAGCGAGCCAATATTATCGAGAATCCTAAAAGTAGCGGTTTTTCGCATATAATCCGTATCAATTAACCGTGCTTTCATTTTTTTACTCTCGCAAGTGCCTGCTGCAACTGTTCGATTGTCATTTCCGTGAAGTCGGCGACTTTGTAGTAATCGAGGATTACATCCTTCTTATCACCGGCACACAACATTAACTCATTAGCGAGCCGTTCGTGCTCCTTCGCCTTCTTGCTCACCGGAGCAGGTCCTGCCGGAGATTCTTTCGGCTCAGGTGCGTATCCGAAGTTATAAACATCATTTCCTTTTTCATCAATAATCACGAGATGTTTGATACAGCGATTTTTGTCATAATCGATTGCACCGACCTTCATCTTGCTAATCCTTCGCATTTCGGATGGGTCTAACTTGTACCTGCCATTCTCTGCTGTTGTCTGACAGTTAAGCCAAATGAACGGGGCGGTGTACAACTCTCTACCTATGCCAACATTAACTGCCGCTCGCTTAAAACTATCCGACGCTTTACCCTTCTCTTTTTCCGTGTAGGATTCAACTCCGGTGTCCTCTTTGCGTACCCAATGCTGATTGTCCTTATCCCATATTGATATGACGCAGTTTGCGTTATCTCTGCTGTGCTCCCGCTGCCAACCTAATACACCGAACGTTTCATCAAGAATCTGCATATCGCAGCGAGCGTCCTTGTACAGCAGCAGGCTGCACCCCTTCGCACTTACAGTGCCTACTCTCAGTTCAATTTCCTCTGCTTTCAATAATCGTATTGCTTTCATTGTCCTTGTCCTTTCATTACATTTATAAATGCGAGTCTCGGAAAGATTACCCTTGACCCGATTTGTATGTTCGTTAGCGGCAGGTTTCCGGCTCTTGCCTGCTCCCTTATGGATTGTGCCTTAACACCTAAAACGCTTGCCACCTCTTCTGCGGATAACACATCCTTATCCATTGTTTCTACTTCTGCCAGCGTCATACATCGTACCTACAATCAACTCTGCGAGTTTCATTACCTTCTCTTGCTGCGGTGTTCCTACCGTTCCGTGCATATACCGGCTCAATGTCTGTGCTGACAGTTTTGGGAAATCCACCCGCAGCAGGTTCAGCAATGTATCACTGCTCATCCCTATCAGCACCATCCGTGATTTCAATTCTCTTCCTCGTTCGTTCATTTTTCTCTTTACTATCTTTCTCACTCGTGTTACAATTTACTCATCCGGTTAAAAGTCGGACATTGTTCTTGTTAGGAGTGAGAAATCACTCCTTTCCTTTTTATGGTGCATAGACCACTAACACTCTTTTTTCTCCGGTTAACTGAATCACATAATCGTGAATCGTTGCTCCGGTCTGTAGCAGATAATCCCTATCCGCATCACTCAACTTCCGAAAGACTTCTATACCTTTAACCATTTCAACCTCCAAAAACAAAAATCAACATAGTGGCGAATCCTACAATCATACCGCAGAGCCCGAAGACCACGCCCCAACTTTCTTCTTCTTTCTTCTTCCGGCGTTTTGGTGCAGGGTCTACCTGCACCGGTGTCGGACGTGAGATGTACTCCTCAAACTTCAGTTCCTTCATCTTTTCTCTCCCCCGTTATATCTGCTATAAGGTTTTCAACTTCGGAAATCATAACCTCGATATAGCGAACCTCGCTCTCGTTCTGTTCATTCATACGCCTGAATCCGAGCGTCGACCGAAGGTCTATCAAAGCCGGTATCAATGTTCCACGCTGCTTCATAGATAACACTATTTCGGCATCGTTACTTACTACTGCGTCAGCAATGACATCCAAGACCTCACACGCTTCGAAGATTTTCACTTCCTTACATTCCATATCAAACGATAGTTCCGCCCGCTCAATAAGGGTGTCCTTCGTTTTTTCTGTAACCATCTCTCGCAGCCCGCAGCACTGAAGTGAGAGCCGGTAACCTTCCATTGCGTTAATGATTGCCCACTCAATCATATGACGCTGCATTCTGTTGACCGTAATCTTTCTTCTTGTTTCATAGTGTTTCATTGTTCTTTTCCTTTCTGCGGAGATTAACCGCTCCGCACCGGCTTGGTTTTTTGTTATCTTATCTCGCTAACCGTAATATCTACGATTGCGTTTCTATTTTCGTATGTGCCCCAAATTCTTGCTGTTTCTTCAAAGTACTCTATTGCTTCTACGATATTGTTTATTCTTGTTCCGTTTAACTTTTCATCTGCTGAAGAAATTATAATCCAGTCTGTTTTTGGCTGCTCTCCGCTTCCTGCTACAATGTAAGTAATTTTATATGCTGTCATTGTTCTTGCTCCTTATAAATGTTATAATGTATCTAAGGCTTTTTAAAATTTTTTAAAACCTGTGGCGTTAATGAAATTTCGGGAACAAG